GCAAACCAACACATTTTTTATTCCAGTTAAAACATAATAACCTAATATAAACACCCACTTGTTCATTAGTTAAATGTTGAGTACCAGCTATAAAATCATCGGTGAATAAATACCAAGCTTTTAATTTTTCTTTTGGTTTTGAATCTTCGTATATCATAATATGCTCCATAATTTATATTTTCTTATAACCCCTTTGAGCCGAAACCCAAAGGGATTTTTTGGTTTAATATCCCCAAACCTCTTTTCTAGCTTTTAAAACTGTTTCTTCTTTCCAAATCCAGTTATCAGGGTTGGGTATAAGGCAATCCCTAACATCATCAGGGGTTTCTACTTTTTCTAAAAAATTACCCATTACTTTTAAAATATGCTCACATATCCGCATGGGGTCTTTATAGTTTTCTAGCGCCATTGCCCTATATTCTGCACCTTTGGTCTTTGTAGGGGTCTTAAAATACCATAGAAGTTGCCTAGCATTAGTTGCCCTTTGATATATAGATTGTTGCATAGCATGGGATATAGATATTTGTTGAGGTAAATTTTTAGAAGTTTTTAAATCAATAAAAAAATCTTCCTTAGTATTTTTATCCTCAAAGTGAAAATCAGTATATCCAATAAAAGGTATGCCTTGTATTTCAACTTCAACTTTCTTTTGATAGTCTAATAAATCCCACCTAAAAGCATATTGTTGAAAAGTACTTGCACCAAGTTCTAATAATGGTACTAAGTTTTCCCTTTCATCATCAATCTTAGGGTCGGTTATCCTAGAACAGTTAGCATCATACTCAGCTATCATTTTTTCACTTGCTTCTGATACTGACATTCCATTTAAAACCATATTTAAACCAGACTCAACTGCATTCCCTCTGTTAGCTGATGCACTAGTTGGAAACTCATAATTAAATATCCTCCTTAATGCCCACCTTTCACGATAAAATGCAAACTCGTTTAAATGACTAAATGAAAGTGGCAGTAAACCCTTGCCACTCGCACTAAATTTTTCAAAATGCTGAATCATATTTTATCAACCCATTCTTCTAAATGCTCTTTATTTTTAGTGACTTGAGCTTTTAAATTCATACATTCATCGTGAACATTACTTGTTCTTCCAAAATGGATAATATATTCATTGATAGCAAAAATTAATTTAGCCATTACAAGCAAATCTTTATTATGTTTTGCGATAGCTTGTTCTTTTACTTTATCAACTGAAACATCATTATCTTCAATAAGTCTATCTGACATTTTCAGACTCCTTTATCAAAGAATATTCAGCAAACCTTTTACCATTTTCACTAATATGATTTGTGATTATTTGATGACCTTTTTCTCTAAGTTCATAAATCCTAGCACTCAATCTGGTGATTCTATATTCAGTTATAGCTTCCCATGAAGTAATAAATTTATGTTTTTTGAGATGATTTAATATTATAGTTTCTTGAATATCTGACATTTTTAACTCCTTTCTATAAGTTTTTAGCCAGTTCCCTTTCATTGACCACCTTAGTTCTTAGGTCGTCTCTGAAAGCTTTAAAGGTTTCAAACCTTATTTTGGCTTGATTCCTTTGTTTAAGGGTTCTCTCGTATCTATCAAGATAGTCCTTAAATTTTATATCAGAGTAAATTAAACCATTTAACTCTGTAATATTCTTATAATTTTTTTGTCGAGAAAAGTAAATCGTTAACTCAGCAATTATCATTTTTTCTTCTTTTTTCATCAACTCAACAGCAGTATCAAGGTCGGCAAAGGTCATGCCAAGTTGTTCATGTTGATGTGAAAGTTTATTAGGGTCAAACTCTATTGAGTATATATCAGACATCTATACCATACTCCTTATATTTATTATCTAATCTAGTGATTAATTTTTTAACTTGATTGACTCCTATTTTTGAATTAATCCAAAAATCTATTTTTTCTTGTCTACTACTTTTAAATTTAGCTATTAATATTTTTTTAAAATTTTCATTAAGGGATTTATCAGAATGAGCTTTATTATGACAAACTCTACAAAGGGGAAATAAATTATCAATCCTATTTAAACGATTGTTTTTTACCCCACCCATGCCTTTAGGAATCAAATGGTGTATATCTACTGCTTGACTTTTATTGCATGACCAACAGATGGGAATATCGTTTTCATGATATCCCCAAAAGTCAGCAAAAAGTTTTTTATAATTTTTTAAGGTTTTCATTGAAAGCAATTACTGCATTTTTAGTTAGAGCTTCAATGTCGTTAACAGAAAAATGACCAGAACCCATTGACCTACCAACAACCCCAGTAACAAATATATCAAGTCTTTGGGTATCACTTTTGCTAAAGCCATTACTTGGCGCAGTAGGTACAACATTATTAATAACATTACCTATTGGTTGAGGTGCGCCGGATTGTTGACTTGGGTCAGCTATAACTTCAACATCTTTTATATTGGTATATTGATTACCAGTTTTTGAAGTTTTTGTATTCATTTCAGTAAAGTTGATAGCATCACCAGATTGGGGCAGTGGATTCATTACTGTACCACGATAATAAAGTCGGCGACCATCAATTAAATCTATTGAATAATTAGGTATGCCATTCTCAGTATTATCGTAAATTTTATCTATTATATTAGTCATATTATACTCCAATTTTATTATTATTATTTATTAAGAACATTATAGCCACGGCCCTCTAAACAATTATTAATTAAATCTTGTCTAGTTTGTAGTTTGGGACTTAGCCATAACACTCGCCAACGTAACATATTATAAACTGTTTTGCCCTTATCCCATAGATAATTCGTTTCGTCAGAAACAAGGTCTTTACAAGTATATAAATCGTCATGATATCGGTTCATATCGCCTTTAATATTCGCCGATGATTTACCCCTACTATCAACGATTGGTGTTGATGAACAACTGCTCAGCGCCACTAATATTGATAGTAAAGGCAAAACTTTTAATTTATTCATTATTCGCTCCTAAAATAACATTAATAAAAAGTAAGCGAAGCCAAATAAAGTAATTAAAAAAAGTGTTTCTAAAACATATACACCATAATTTTTTAAAAATTTAACCATGATATGTTTTCCTCCAATCTTTCTCGGCATATATACAAACACTATTATTTAAAATATCTTGTTTATACATATCTCCATAATCGCCATTACAATAAGTAAACCACCTATCATATTGACCATTTTCATTCTTTGCCATTTTATAAGTTTTTAAAATATAATAATCCCCTATGCCATTCGTATAAATAGCATAAGGACTTTTAACATTTCTTGTTTTACCAAAATTATTTTTTGACATTTTCTTGCTCCAATTTTTCTTTTATTAGTTTATTTAAATTATACCGAATACTGTAATAAAGATTGAGTTCAGCTTTTTCCCCATCTTTTTCTAATACTTCTTTATTAAGCTTTCTTGTATCAGTTAATATTTCGATATACTCTTTTTCTACTCCAAAATATCTAGCAGTAGACATATTCAGAACCCTAACATTGTAGAGTTCCGAATTACCAATCCTTGTGGGTTTATCAATCATTGTAAAACCTCAACAAAATATCATTACAAATACTGGAATGATCATCTCCATAAAACAATTTACCATTCCACAGGCATTTGAATTTATATTCTTGATTATTTTCGCTTGGATTCCAAAAAGGATTAGTTTCAATTTTAGATATAATATCTTTTTTAATTTTCATAATATAGCTCCAATCTATTATTATTATTAATTTGCATTAGTCACATTGCCCTCGTCTAAAACAGAGAGCCATGTTTCATAACTATTTCTAAGCATATCGCCATTAAAACTTTCGCATTGCTTTTTGAAATAATTAATTGTTGCTTCAATATCTTTATCAGAAGCATTAGTTTTAACCAACCCATAACCAAGTTGACAATAATCAAAGTTTTTAAATTTAGCCATAATTAAACTCCCATCTCAATAGTTACTGACATATTAGTATGAGGTGGCTGAGAAATACCATAAACAATACACCTACATAAAGGATTAGCTGATTTTAGACTATTCCTATACTCAATAGCATCAGCTAGGGAATCAAAGGCAACCTTGCCATATTTACCCCTGCCCTTGAATATAGTAACGATAAAGTGTTTTACATGACTTCTTAGATATTCGTCATATTGAGTTGAGTTAGTTATATTTTGCATTTTAGTTTCCTTATTATTATTATTATTATTAACTTCCATAACCTAGCATAATAACTAGGTTACAGAAAGTAAAGAACTTTAAGAAGTTTTTTCTTGAAGTTGAGATATATGAAATACTGAAAATTTACGACCAGACATTTCAACCTTTGAAGAACCATCAGATTGCTCCTTAAATTCCTCCATAGGTCTTATTATCTTAGCGATAGCTTTAGTGCCTTTAGGGACTTTGAAACCAAGCTCTATGGCTTGCCTAAAGGTCATGAAACCACCTTTTAAGCCAGTTGATTCTAATATTTCGATATTTTTACCAGAATAAGGTCTTTTAGTTTTATGATTATAATACATTTATATGCTCCATTTATTATTATTATTATCAATAAACCTAGCATATCAAATAGGTTTTAAAAGTAAAGCATTAATTTATCTTGTTGATTATTTTTTTTTAATTTGATAAAAATAGACTGCATTTTAGTTAATAATAAAAGAATATACAATATGCTCCAATTATATTGTATTAGTAGGGGGGGATCATAGGCTTCTCCCCTACAACCAAAGAATCAGACATACAGATAGCTTGTAACGATTATTTAATGTTCCTCGCTAAAACGTATTCATTTAGACATTTTCATGTTCCTAACGAGGGTAAAAGGTCAATATGGCTTCATAATAAAATGAAACGTATGGGATTAAAGTCTGGTTGCCCTGATATAATAATTGAATATCCAGAGGGCAAACTTTTATATATTGAGTTAAAAACTAAAAAAGGTAGATTATCTGATGCTCAAAAATTATGGGCAGTACAATCTGAAACTCTAGGAACACCACATTTTATAGTTCAAGGGGATTTGAATGAATGTATAAACCAAGTTGGGAGGATTGTTGAAAAATACATTCCTATGCGATGTTAAAATAAAAACCTTATTTTATACCTTTTAACTTCATTATCTTTTGTACTGCCCTTAAATTGCCCTTAAAAGGCATTTTGTATCTTCTCCTACCTTTTCTTTTTTTCATAGGTCTTTTATCAATTAATTCAGAAATAGTAGCAGTTGTTGTAAAACCTGTCATTTACCCACTTTTCTCATAGCACTCCGATGTGCCTGTCCAAAAGTTTTTCCTTTTTTCATATCTTTAGCCATTTCTCTCATATGTTTTAAAGAATGATGACGAGCATGACTGTTCATAGTTTTACGTTGTCTAGCAGTTAAATCCTTAGTTATATTTTTAATAGATTTTACTAAAACCATTTATTTTTTCTTCTTCATTTTATTTTTTTTCTTTTTCTTTTTCTTCATAGATTTTGATGTCATTCTGCTTCCATAATGTGTAGGCATTATTTTTTCCCTTTCTTTTTTTTCTTACCTTTTTTTTGACTTTTTAGAATTGCTTCTTGTAGTCCTTTTGGTAACTTTTTTTGTTTTGGTGTTAGTTTCATGATAAACCCTTTCTTTTCTTGGTTGCAATGCTTTTTTCCAAAAATAATTGGCTATGTCTGTAAAGAAGTCATATAGCTTCATATAAAATTTACTCATTGTTTCCTCTTA